CAGAGCCAGACCCGGGTTGCGGCAGAACCAGAAGGACAGCGGGATGTACATCACTGTCGGGCGACCGTTGCAGCCAGCGGGCGTCGAGTACGTACCCTGAACGGCGGCACCAAGCATCTGGTCAAGGCGAACCGACTGGTCGTACTGCGAAGTGAGGGACTCCCATAGGAACATCCACTCGCCATAGTGACGGTCCATCACCTGGCCACCAATCTCAATCTCCACCTGCTGGATGAGGAGGTAACCAAGACGGCGACGTCCGCCAGCCGTCCACAGTACGTCCTGTGTGGCACCCGTGGCAGCCGCACGCGTGTCGGGGAGCGTCACCTCGAGGTACGTGCGGAACATCAGGTCAGCATTCCGGTTGACCACCACAACCGAACGCTGGCCATAGCTAGGCGAGCCCGTGAAGTTGACACGCATGGCCTCCATAGCAAAGTTGGTGTGCCGCTTGTACATGACCTTCCAGAAGGTGATGTGGGGATTTCCGGTGATGTAGGCATCCTGAGCACCATATGCGACGAGCTGAAGAAGACCGCCGCCCATTGTGTTTATCTTTTGCGAGGATATATTCTTGTCGCTTCTGAACAATGAAGGGCGGTGCCTACAAGACACAGGGAGCCGATACGTGCGTCTACATTCCACAAGTGGACTGCAATGGTAGGCGTACCACTCTACGCAAGGCACCGGCTGGTACTGCGTTTGTATCTCGAATCACTCGGGACCAACGGGAGCTCGAGATTCAGAAAGTCGTAGTCAAGGCACTCAAAAAACTAGAAGGCGAAGGGCATGACATCACAAAGTTCTTCAACCTGGCCGATTCCTCATGCATACCAAACTTCAGGCCCGACGACAAGAGGGAGGCATGTACGATTAGAGCACTGCACGGTGACGAAAGGCGACTTATCAACCTTATCACACCGGTGCAGGGCGACACGCTTCTGAAGAGTATTCTTGCCAAGTCCAAGCCGGACGCTCTGATCAAGTCATCGCTGAAAGGAGTCATGCTGGCCATGGCTCGGGTGAATGCAATGGGAATTACGCATAGCGATTCCCACTTCGGCAATCTGGGATGGCAGGGTGACCAGCTCGTCATCTTTGACTGGGGGCGTGGAACCGCCAACCTTCGGGCATTCAAGCAGTGGACTGTCCAATATGCCTTGTCGGACGTGCAATCGCAGACCTACTGGAAGTCCTACAGTCAGCACACGCTGCAGTTCACCCTCATTGACCAGCTGGTTCAAGCGAAAATCTTCAACAAGCCCGCGTCCTTTGATTCACTGTTGTCCGTCTGGGACACCCTCGGTCTGCTGGGTCCTGCGGCGGCAGCCGGTATCGTCTCTGAGCAAGAGAGCAAGCTGTTCCTGAAGGGTGTATTTGCTAGCATCGAGGCCGACTGGAAAAAGCCTATAACAGAGCGTCTTATCAACAGGTTCATTCCAGACCTGTTCGGAGGCCAGTCAATTGTCCACCCGATTGTGGCCGAGAAGCCCATGCCTCCCGCCGAGGCACAGGTGGTGAAGCGTATCCTTCCGGCTCCGGTCGTCAACAACCCCGAGTCGACCCCGCCCGTTGCGGCGGTTGCCCCTCCTCCCGTCCCCGCTGCGGTTCAGAAGGCACCGAAGGCTGCCAAGGCTGATAAAAAGATGGAGGATATCAAGGCTGCGTGCCGGAAACTGCTGGAACCTGAGGGGGGTCGGCGGCGGACGCTCAGGCGGAAACGCCTACCCCGACTTTACTAAGTGCCTCTTGGCACGCAAACTGCTCAGCCTTCTTGCGGGTTGTTCCGACTCCTGTTCCATAGACTCTGCCTTCCACAAAGACAGCTACGACAATCTCATTCTTCTTTGGGTCATTTGACCTCATTTCATAGACTGGTGTGCACTTGAACTCTCGCTGACAGTACTTCTGAAAGATATCCTTGAAGTTGGTGGTCGATGCGACAATCTCATCCACATCGAGGTATGTCTCCATAACACTGGTCACAAATGCATAGACCACTGCGAATCGATTGCCACAATCCGTCCATAAGGCTCCAAGAAAGGCCTCAAAGATGTCACCCAGCTTCTTGGTGTTGCTCCGGCCAGCAATCGCCGCCGAATCCTCATTGTGGCGTGAAATCACGTAGAATCGATTCAGCCCCAACTCCTTCGACAGCCCTCCGATACGGTCATTGTTGACGAGCTCCTTACGGGCGTCCGTCAAGAATCCCTGCTTCTTCTCGGGGTACTTCTTTCGCAGATACGTCGCGATGCAGGCTCCGAGAACCGCATCACCTTCGAACTCCAAACACTCGTAACTTTCGTCTTGGAGGGGCATGACGCCAGACGGACAGGGGGCAAGAACAGCCGGCTCTCCGTCGGGAGTGGTATAGTCAGTCCTGCGTACATAGGTGGTGTGAACCATGGCTGTCTGGAAGACCCTGCGATTGCCAACTCGATAATGAGGGAGTCCATGACGGCGAAGAATGCGGTGGATATCCTCTTCGGTAAAGAATCGGTTGGAGGCATTGTAGGGAGAGTACATGGGTTGAGTTCGCTCCCTCGCGGTAAATTCGTTTTTATCGACCACATACAATGGCAACAACTCGCCGCCGTGGTGGTTTCCTCGGTATCAAGAAGGCCGTCAAGTCGGTCTTTCAGACCAAGAAGCAGAATGCACGCATGTATCGACTCTCTCGTCTGCGTAAGCTCAAGCGGACAAAGATGTCGGCTGAGATGAGTCGCCGCAAGCACATGCAGCGAATCGCCGAACAAAGGGCCAATATCGAAAACGCCGCCTACTAACAATGGGACAGTGTCACTCATCCTTCGCATATAATGTAGTGCGGACACCCGAAACCGCACCCCCACTTGAAACCTGTATCGTGGATGTCTCAGCATGTCGCTACGAGATCCCGACGCACACCGATATGGCCGTCTGTTTTGTCTTCTTCAACTCGGCGCGGTCGAAGAAGATGCTCATGAACTACTTTTACACGATTGAAAAGTTGAAGTTCGCGAAGATTCCCTACTACACGATGGAGCTGCTCTTTGACGACCACGAACCTGAAATCAAGGACGCATTCCACGTCCGGAGCAAGAGTGTCTTGTTCCACAAGGAGACGCTCTGTTCTCTTCTGGAGGCCCGGGTTCCGCGGCGGTTCACCAAGCTGCTCTTCATGGATGCTGACGTTATCTTCGGCCACCCCGGCTGGTATGACGAGGTTTCGCGGTTACTGGGCACATACCAAGTGGTCCAACCCTTCTCCACCTGCGTATGGCTGGACAGTACGTACACAAAGTTAGTCCAAACCCGCCTGTCCGTCGCCTACATGAATCGCACAACCCTGTACAATCACAATTACCATCCGGGCTTTGCGTGGGCTTTCCAACGCGAATGGTTCCGGGAGGTGGGATTCTACAAGGAGGGCATTACAGGAAGCGGAGACACACTGTCCACCGCCGCTTGGATGGACATCAAGTTCCCCGCTGGATATGTTCACCCGTCGCTGGTCCCATCGTATACCGAGTACTCGCGAATGACGCTGCCCAGACTCGCATGCTCGACAGGCACATTGTATCACCTGTGGCACGGGTCGGCCAAGAACCGCAAGTACGTCGACCGTCACCGCATTCTTGACGGTATTCGCGACGTGAGGTCTATTCTGGAAACCAACAAGGATGGGGTCATGGAGCTCACGGACCGTACCGTCGACCTAAAAATGCGAGAGTACTTTGCCTCGCGAGAGGACGACGGGATGTGAAGCTTAAAGATTTTCTCCGTCCCATACATATCGATTGATGCGAAAACAGCTATCTACACTGGCACTTCAAGTGGTTGAGCGGCAAAGGCAGTTATCCGTTGCGGTGACGCGAGTCCAGTATGGATTCATGCCCCGCGAAAATACCCTTGAAGCGTCAAGACACCTACGTGACATCAATGCTCTCCTTCGGGAGATTGAAGAATCCCTCCAACCCGCTTTCTCGCACGCAAACCAAAAACGCAATGAATGAGCTCTTCATTGGTGCGGCTGTCGCCTTTACCGCGTGCATTTGTGGTTGCATGGGTGTGGCTCACATATGGAGCCGTCACACAGAGTTCACATTGACAATTACGCATAACCCAGTTCACTCGGCGGGGTCGGATGAGCCCGAAGACCCGGTTGACTTTAGCTCGAAGCCAAAGTCGTCGGCCACCAACCTCGGCTCGTGACGACGGACAATCTCCTTCATCACCTCAGACCCACGATCGCCCAGAATGTCCTTGAGATAAATCTCCAGGTCCTTCTTGGACAGAGACCAGCCCTTCTTCCACTTGTTCGGACGCTTGACATTGAACGTCATCTCGGACTCCCGCAGGAGAATCTGGTCGGGCAGCTCAGTGTGAGCGTAGAGTGCAGCCAAATCCAGCTCGACCGTACGGCGGGTGTCGCGAAGTTCCGAAACCTCGGCATTCAGCTGGGAGATGTCCTTGTTCACGCGAATGTACCTAGAGAGAATTGCCTTCAGAGTGTCCATGATGCTGTCTACTCTGCGGTATAGAAAGTATCCGTTTTAAGCAAGCGAGTCCATGTTCCTCTTTGACCAGAAGGAAATTGAGAGGTTACGGACTGTCTACAACAAGGAACACCCCAAAGAACGAGAGATCGAAAGGGGGGATGTAGACACCGTGTGGGGTGAGCTGAAACAGCGTCTCCATGCCAAGTGCCGCACCGGTGACCCTACGTGCATCGTGTCCTCTATGATGAAGCGGCCTCGTGCCCCTGCCTCCTGGGCAGAGAACCAGTCCGAGTGGCTCTCGTCGGATGACATTGACAAGCTTGAACATGAGTATGAGAAGGTCTTTGAGGACTATCATTTCGTAGGCTGTGTGCCGATTGACTTTGACCTGAAGTCAGAGACGTCCAAGTGCATCGTGTCGACGCTCTGCTCTATGAAGCTGACCACTCTGTATGCGAAGGGATGCCGTCGCGTGGGCATTGTCTTCAACACGGATGTCCACGATGGACCGGGTCAGCACTGGATTGCCGCGTTCCTCGATATCCGTCCGGAGCTGATGTACCCTCGCATGACGTACTTTGATTCGTATGCCCACAAGCCCGAGAAGGAGATTCAGCGTCTGATGTTCCGGTGGAAGGACCAGTGGGACGCACTCGGTGGCCCGGCCATGAAGCTGACCTACAATGCGACACGTCATCAGTTCAAGGAGTCTGAATGCGGCATGTACTGCCTTCACTTTCACTACGCGTGTCTCATGGGTCTGCCTATGGGTGAGCGTATTTCAGATGAGAAGGTGAATGCCGAACGGTTTGGGACGTTGTTCAAGCCTAAAAAAAAGGAAGACTAAATCAATGGAAACACTCATTGCTGTGGGAGCACTCGTGGCTGCGGGGTATGTGATGGCGGGAGCTGAGACGCAACCGCGTGAGTCCCGTGACCACACATTGGTCGATTACACAGTTCAGGGTAGCACATTCGAGGACCTCTCGGGTGCCCTTGCCAAGGGATACCGACTGATTGAGCTTCACATCTATGCCGACGCCCAGGATGAGCCGGTGGTTGCTCTTCAGCCCAACTACGACCAGGTCGCCCACCGCTCCTTCGTCTCGTGTTGCGAAGTGATTGTGAACGAGGCATTTCCGTCCGATGACCCGCTCATTCTGAGCCTGGTCCCGCACACGGACAAGAGCTTCACACTGAACCGCGTCGCACAACATCTCAAGACGACGGTCCGGAAACACTTTGCTGAAGGCGATGT